CACGGGTCCACGCTTAGATGCGCATTAAAAATTTAGTATAAATTCCAACTCTTATGAGAAGGGTCATACATAATGATACCAGATTGTAAGTATAAGGAATTCTTACATAATTAAGAAAATGTAAAACCTTAGCTAAACCATCCAAAAGGATCATCGGATTCTTCTGAATCCTTCACTTTCTTTTGATCTAAACTAGGTTGTTTAGTGTTTTGAGCTAAACCACTCAATGCTTTCCATAATCGGATATGCGTTCCGTCGGTGAACCTTCGTTCAGCAGCATCCATTACTAGACTATACTGTAGATTTGCCATTGGCGCTAATTGCAATTGTTGGTTCAATCGAATCAATGCTATGTACATTTCTGCAGCAGTTAACTCATATTTATTGAGCATAACCCTTGTTACTTCCTCTTTCACCGCAGTAGCGATTACTCGAGCTCGTTCGAAGGAAGCCCCTATAACAACAGTTTCAATCTCTTTTATGAGAGGGAAAGTATGTTTTATAAGACTAGCTTCATACATTCGTTTTGCTTGATCTAGAACTAACTGAGGATTTGCATCTGCAATATCCAAAGCTGTTTTAAAGATAAGGCCCAATGAATCTTCGTATACCGGACTCATTAAGAATCCTTCACCTTTTAACCAATGGTCAAGGTGAGTTTTGTTATCGAACTGAGCTTGCGCCCAATTCAGTAACTCCACGGCTCCGGGATCGAGGGAATCACCCTCTAGTCTTTCGACTAATTCATGAGCAATAAACTTTGCTTGTAGAGTCCGTCCTTCAATGTCATAAGTCATTGTCCGTTGGGCATTAACTGCCCTTTGGATTAACTTAAATTCACTTGAAAGCATTTGGTCAATGACCGCTTGCGTTTCAAATTGAGATCTGCCTGATTTAGGCATTCCCAATTCAAAGAATTTTTCTACATCTTCGATTTCAATCGGAATGTTCATAGCTAGGATAACTAGACGTACTTTATTAGAAAGTTGGCCCAATGGTTTGTGAAGTTTACCTAACACTCGGAACTTATGCCCAGCAGCCTTTAAATAGGATGCTAGCGTTAAGCCGTACTTATTGATAAACGACACCGCAGACGAAGGTGAATTAAAACTCGAAACTAATTCCGTTAAGGGAACAGGACTTACGTCTATTCCCTTGTAGAAAGTTCGTTTTGCGAATTCTAATGCAGTCCCCGCGCCGGAGAGAAGGCTTTTATGAAGCCCAATCCCGACCCCAAGTACTCGCATTACTTCTAAGTACTGTTTCGCCACTTTGGCGTCGGCGATAACTATATCGTCACCTAAAACGGCGTACTCAGTAAACCATTTCTTAAATCCTACTGTATAAGCGCAAAATTGCACTATAAAGTGA